ACGTTTTTTACCGATAAGGAGAATGAGATGAGAGTAATGTTTAGATTTAAACCAGATGCCGTGAACAAACCCGACAACAAAGCATGGGTTGGATTTGCTGAAGGGTGTACATGGGAAGATATTGCTCATGTAATTGACGAGTTTGGCGACCCCACTTCTGCCGATATAGTAATACTACCCAAAAAATACCCTATGGGTTTTTGTATACCGTATGTCTATACCAATGAATTCTACCCTGACGAATATCTTTGGTGCACTACTGGAGGGCGCGAAATAAGTGATTGGTTCTTTGAATACGATGTGGACGACCCAAGGTGGGAAACGCCAAACACTGAATGGGAAGATTTTTTACGTACAAGGATTGCGCACTGATGAATTTAATTACAATAGATTTTGAAACGTTTTACAGTAAAGAGATCGGGTTTTCCAAGCTGACTACGGAACAATATGTTAGACATCCTGAATTTGAAGTTATTGGTTTGGCGGTCAAAGTTAATGATGGAGAAACCGAATGGTTAAGTGGTGAATATGATGCCCTCAAAAAATACTTACACGATAACTACGACTGGGCAAACTCTGCGGTATTGGCTCACAACACTCTTTTCGACGGTGCTGTACTCAGTTGGCATTTCGATATTCATCCTAAGTTGTTTCTTGATACTCTTAGTATGTCTCGCGCTCTCCACGGTGTCGATGTTTCGGGTTCTCTCAAAGCGTTGGCTGAAATGTATAGTATCGGCGAGAAAGGGGACGAAGTTATCAGGGCCGAAGGAAAGAAACGATTAGACTTTTCAGATGCTGACCTTTCTGCATACGGTGACTACTGCATCAATGATGTAGAGATTACGTATAGTTTGTTTAACATACTTATGACTAGGCGTAAGTTTCCGAAGAAAGAACTAAAAGTTATTGACATGACTTTACGTATGTTTATTGACCCAGTTCTTGAACTAGATGTAACTAGATTGGAAACGCATCTCGATAACTTACAAGATCAGAAAGAAAAACTATTGGAAGAGTGCAACATTGCTAAAGAAGAATTGATGTCAAATCAAAAATTCGCAAAGGCACTGGAGCAGCTCGGACTAAGTCCCCCTACCAAAATAAGTTTACGTACCGGTAAGGAGACATTTGCTTTTGCCAAGAGCGACGAGGCGTTCAAAGAACTACAAGAACATCCTAACCCAAAAGTACAAGCGTTAGTTGCCGCTAGGATAGGACTTAAAAGTACGTTGGAAGAAACACGCACCGAAAGATTCTTAGATATAGCCATGCGTGGTAAGGCAATGCCTGTGCCGATCAAGTATTACGCCGCGCATACTGGACGTTGGGGTGGTTACGATAAGGTAAATCTACAGAATCTACCGAGCCGTGGTAGTAATGCTAAAGTGCTGAAGTCTTGCATTGTCGCCCCCGAAGGGTACACGTTAGTTCAAGCCGACTCTGCTCAGATAGAGGCTAGGGTTCTTGCATGGCTGGCAGGTCAAAACGATTTGGTAACGGCTTTCAAAGAAGGTGAGGACGTTTACAGACGCATGGCGTCCCGCATCTACAATAAGCATGAGAGAGATGTTTCTGACCACGAACGGTTTATTGGTAAGACTACCATTCTAGGCGCTGGGTATGGTATGGGGGCAAAGAAGTTCCGTGACCAATTAAAGACGTTTGGGGTGGATGTTTCAGATTTAGAGTGCCAGCGAATTATTCAAGCCTACCGAGACAATAGCGATGCGGTCACGAGCCTATGGAGGCAAGCGCAAAATGCGCTTATAGGTATGTATCAGGGAGAACAGTATCCCCTTGGCAAACCCGGAGTTCTTACTGTGATACCGACAGAAACAGCAATACGCCTCCCATCTGGCTTGCGGATGTACTATAACAAGTTAAAGGCAGAAGACGATGAGAAAGGCGTTCAGTTCAGCTACAAGACCCGAGCAGGGTGGGTAAAAATATACGGGGGGAAAGTCATAGAAAACGTTTGCCAAGCAATAGCTAGATGTGTTATGGCAGAGCAAATGTTAATGATTTCAAAAACTTACCGCGTTCTATTAACAGTTCACGACTCTGTGGTATGCTGTGTGCGGGACGACACAGTAGATGAAGTTGCTACTTATATCGACTCATGTATGCGTTACACGCCGGATTGGGCCGAGGGGCTTCCAGTCCGTGGGGACGTGGAAGTCGGCAAAAACTACGGGGAATGTATTAAATGGACACCAAACCAGCATGGTCTTTCAGTAGCATAAAGACGTTCGATCAATGTCCAAAAAAATATTACCACTTAAAGGTAGCAAAAGATTACGAAGAAGATTTTAACACCGAAGCCATACTGTACGGAAACGAGTTCCACAAAGCTGCTGAAGAATACGTTAAAGGTGTTGTGGATAAGTTAGACCCTAGATTCGATTATGCTTTGAAAGCGTTAGATAAATTAAAGGATATGTCTGGGGATAAGTTGTGCGAACACAGGATGGGGCTTACATCTAACCTTGAGCCATGTGATTTTTTTGACGGCAACGTGTGGTTTAGGGGTGTCGTTGACTTAGCTATCTTGGATAGAGAATCCGGTGTAGCTAGGGTGATTGACTACAAGACCGGCAAGTCTGCGAAGTATGCAGACAAGGGACAGCTTGAACTTATGGCGTTAGCTATATTCAAGCACTTCCCAGAGATACATACAGTTAAGGGTGGGTTGTTATTTGTTGTATGCAACGCCTTTATAAAAGATACTTACGAGATCAAGCAAGAGCCAGACTTGTGGCAAAAATGGTTAAGTGAGTACGGTAAGTTGGAAAGAGCCTACGAGAACGACGTATGGAATGCAAAGCCTACTGGTTTATGCCGTGCTCATTGTGTTGTGCTAGAGTGCCCACATAACGGGAGAAAATAATGCCTTACGTAAACAAGAAACGACCTTACAAAAAAGAATACCAACAACAGAAAGAACGTGGCGAACATTCAGACCGCATGGAACGTCAACGTGCTAGGCGTGCAATAGACAAAAAAGGTGTGGACAAAAACAAAAACGGTAAAGCTGATAAGCGCGAAGGTAAAGACGTTAGTCATAAAAAATTATTAAGCAAAGGTGGTTCCAATAAGGATGGATACTATATAGAATCATCGAGCAAGAACCGTAGTCGTAACGGGCATAAAAAGAAGAAAAAATAACTTGGAGTTTTGATGAAAGTAGTAGACAACAGAGGCTTGCTTCTGAAGGTACGTGACCCCCTAAGAATTGTCACTGCCATACCATCTAGTAAACTTGTTAGCAACGATAGCGTGTTAGTTAAGTGGGGCGTAGACGAAACACGCGTCCTGCATAACATGAACATCCGAAATATTCCTTCGCCAATTTTAGGTAGATACCAATGGACTGGTATGCACAAACCGTTTGAGCATCAAAAAACTACTGCCTCTTTCTTAACCATGCACAAACGTGCGTTTTGTTTTAATGAACAAGGCACAGGCAAAACAGGTTCTGCTATATGGGCGGCAGATTTTTTAATGAAAGAGGGTGTTGTAAACCGGGCATTGATCATATCCCCGTTGTCGATTATGGATTCCGCATGGAGAACTGATCTTTTTAAATTTGCCATGCACCGTACCGTAGATATAGCGTACGGAAACAAAGATAAGCGCCGTCAGATAATTATGGGAGATGCGGAGTTTGTCATCATAAATTACGATGGTGTAGAGATAGTCAAAGATCATATTCAGATGGCTGGGTTTGATCTGATTATTGTGGATGAAGCTACGCACTACAAGAACGCGCAGTCAAAGCGTTGGAAAGTTCTTAATAGTGTACTACGTCCAGATATGTGGTTGTGGATGATGACCGGTACTCCTGCGGCACAATCACCGGTAGATGCGTATGGGTTAGCCAAACTTGTTAATCCAAGAGGTGTGCCTCCGTTTTTTGGGGCGTTCCGCGATATGGTCATGTTCCGGGCTAGTCAATTTAAATGGATACCTAAACCCAGCGCTACCGAAACGGTCTACAAAGCTCTTCAACCGGCTATCCGATTTACCAAAGAGCAATGTCTTGATCTACCGGAAATGACATACACAAAACGCGAGGTGGAACTTACGAGTCAACAAGATAAGTTCTACCAGCTTGTACGCAAACAGATGATGGCTATTGCCGCTGGGGAATCCATTACTGCGGTGAACGCGGCAGTTATGATGAACAAACTACTACAAATATCTTGTGGAGCCGTGTACGCCGACAGTGGAGATACGGTGGAGTTCGACATAAAGAACCGATACAAGGTATTGCGAGAAGTAATTGATGAGGCTAGTCAGAAAATCCTTGTGTTTGTGCCGTTCAGACACGTCATAGATGTACTACAGGAGAAGCTAGAGAAAGATAAGATAACCACAAACATCATTAGGGGAGACGTAAACGTCAATAAACGGACAGAAATATTTAGGCAATTTCAAGAAACCCCTAACCCGCGTGTGTTGCTGATACAGCCTCAAGCCGCCGCGCATGGGGTAACACTTACCGCCGCTAACACTATCGTATGGTGGGGGCCGGTAGCTTCACTAGAAACCTACGCTCAAGCTAATGCTAGGGTACACCGTTCAGGGCAACATCACCCCTGTACTGTGGTGCAACTCCAAGGATCAAAGGTTGAAGAAAGAATCTATAAGTTATTAGACCAACGAATTGATGCACATGGAAAAATAATAGACTTATATAACGAAATACTTGAAACATGATATAACTGCTCATATAATTCCAAAACTTATAAAAACATAACTGGAGAATGATGATGTCTAAAGAAGTTACCCTTGATCTCGACCGCATTGTCAGCGTGTACGTAAAAATCCGTGACAAAAAAGCAGAACTTGCGCAGAAGTTTGCCGAAGAAGAGCAAGTCCTCAAAGATAAGATGGCTAGGCTAGATGCTGTTTTGCTAGAGCACTGTAAGGCAAACGGCGTGGAATCTGTGCGTACCGAGTCTGGCACGTTTTACCGTTCAACTAGATCAAAATACTGGACTTCCGATTGGGAGTCTATGAACAAGTTTATCCTTGATCATTCTGTTCCGGAGCTTCTGGAAAAGCGGATACATCAGGGGAACATGAAGCAGTTTCTTGAAGACAACCCCGACTTATTACCGATGGGGCTTAATTGCGATAGCGAATATACAATCACCGTTCGGAGGAAAAAATGAGTGAAGAAAGCTACGTTCCGGTAGATCAGTTAGCCAAAGTGCTTGCTGTCAAAAGTACGACCATACGCGATTGGGTGAATCGTGGGTATGTACCAAAGCACACTTATATAAAAGTGGGGAGTACGTATCGGTTTAACATCCCTTTGGTGCTTGACGCGCTAAAGGCTTCTAAGGACGACGGTGTTGAAGCGCAGGAAGCGGCAGTAGAAGAGCGGGTAGAAGCATCTGCCCCAGTCAATTTAAAGTTAGATTTTAATGTAGACGATGATGTCTAGGAGTTTGTATGAGTAATATAACTATGTTCCAAAATATGTCCGATGATTATAAAGAACTGCTGGCACAGTTAGAGCCAGAAACAAATATAGTTGCCGCGCAAAGTAGCATCAATCGTTTGAGCATACGTGGCGGTGTGTTCCGTAAGGTAGTAAACGGACAAGAGGTAGGGGAATTAGAGGACAGATTTCTGAATGCCGTTATCGTTAAGTCTGCTCCGGTGTCACGTACATATTACGCCGATGCCTATGTTGCAGGACAAACTGTAGCGCCCACTTGTTGGTCTGCTGATACGAGTGTAGGCCGTCCCTCAGAAGACGTACCATCTGAGAATTTACAATCTGGCACCTGTTTTGACTGCCCACAGAACATCAAAGGTTCTGGTATGGGTGAGAGCCGTGCTTGTAGGTATCAGCAACGGATTGCCCTGTTGCTTGCAGACCAAGACGGTACAGTACGTAGCAACGAGGTATACCAACTTACCTTACCTGCTACGAGTGTGTTTGGAGATGACAAGCAGAAAATGGGGCTTCAGACTTACGCCAAACTTCTTAATACACAGAAAGCACCTTTAGCTTCTGTACTAACCGAACTACGTTTTGACACTGCAAGTAGCACACCAAAGTTAGTGTTCAAACCTATTCGTCCACTAGAGAAAGAAGAACTTGGTATGGCTATCGATTCGCAGAAAAACCCAGATACCATTAGGTTGATTACTCTTTCTGTCAAACCAAAAGATGATACTCCTCAGATAACTGCCCAACCTAAAGCAGAGCCGTCTGAAGAAAAAGTAGAAGAACCTAAAGTAAAGGTTTCTAAGAAGAAAGCCCAGCCAGAGGTCAAACCCGACACTGATTTGGCTTCTTTGCTAGACGAGTTCGACGACTAAAACCCTAACGGGCACTGCTTGCGGTGCCCGTATTTTAACGGAATTACTATGGACACCAGACAGTTTCTTACGTCGGTGTTGGGGGATACTGGTCACTATTGCGCCGCCGGTTTAGTCGCAGGAGTGATGACCCAGAAGTTTTATACATCTATAGATTCCATTGCAGAGGCATCGAAGAAATTTGATGAAGACGGCACCAATGCTTATTTTGCCCTTGCCACTTTTAAAAGTGTAGAAGCCGGGCGTAAAGCAAACAATGTCGAACAATTAAAATCTTTATTCTTAGATTTAGACTGCAAGGTTGGCAAAGAAGATAAGACTTATAGCTCCCAAGCCGAAGCAATTAAGCACCTCCGTGATTTTGTACGGACGAGAAAGCTACCGAAGCCTACTGTGGTTGTTAATTCAGGGCATGGTATTCATGTTTACTGGGTACTTAATACACCTTGTGATAAAGATACATGGCTAAAAGTTGCTACCAAACTAAAGGCCGCTTGTGTTGAATTTGGATTAAAGATAGACACGAGTGTTACTGCGGATGCGGCCCGTGTATTACGCGTTCCAAATACCCACAACTACGGAAGCAACCCACCCAAAGATGTTTTTGTTATAGGTAATTACGGCGCTGAAGTAGGATTAGATCAATTCTATGAGGCATTGCCGGACGCTTACGTGGCGGTCGTTCCTGCACGCGAGTTTTCTGCTGAAGATTCTAGCGATATGCAGGCCATACTTGGTAAGGAAAAGTATACAAAGAAGTTTATACGACTTGCACAAGCGTCGTTATCTGGAGGGGGGTGTAAGCAGATTCGGCGTGCATTCTTAGAACCCAACAGCTTATCGTATAACGATTGGCTTCATGTGCTGTCTATAGCGAAGCATTGCGAAGACGGTGACATGGCTATCCATGTGGTGTCCCGTGGGTACGACGGGTATTCTCCTGAAGAAACCCAGAAGATCGCTGAGTCTATAGAAACCCCGCACCTGTGTAGCACGTTTGCGCAGGATAACCCAAGTGGATGCGAAGGATGCCCCCACAAGAGCAAGATACGTACACCTATAAAGCTGTGTATGGAAGTAAAGGAAGCCTCAACTAATGAGATAGAAATTACTGTAAGTGAGCCTGATGCCGATTCTGTATCTGTACCGCAAGCGGCACCTATGAAGCACACTATCCCGCCCTACCCAAACCCGTATTTTAGAGCAGAGAGCGGTGGGGTGTACGTTCGGAGACGGGACAAGGAGGGAAACCCCGATGAGATAATGATTTATAATAGAGACTTATATCTTACCAAGCGGATACGTGACCCGTTAGAAGGCCCATGTTACGAGTTTGAACATCATACAGCCCGTGAAGGGATAAAGAAGTTTGTAGTAGCCGGAGTTAAACTGTCGTCGAAAGAGGAGTTTAGGAAGGCTATGGGCATGAATGACATATTTATATTTCACTCTAATGCGGATGGTCTTATGCAATATATAGCGGCGTGGATTGAACAGCTTAAAGGCCCGAATGGGCAGGACGAGTTAGTCGCACGTACTCAGTTTGGTTGGACAGAAAACTTACGATCTTTTGTAGTGGGCGACAGGGAGATATTTGCACATAAGATAGTTTCTAACCCCCCAAGTTCCCGAACTGCACAGTTTTTTCCGTATTTCTCAAAGCGTGGGACGTTAGACGAGTGGAAAAAAATCACCGCATTCTATAACCGTCCGAGTTTTGAAGAACACCAGATGATGTTTGGGTTAAGTTTTGGTTCTCCTCTTATGATATTTATACCTAGTATTTCTGGGGCTATCTACCATTTGACGAGTGCTGATTCTGGCTACGGAAAAACTACAGGGATGTTTGGTGGTGCGTCTGTTTGGGGGAACCCCAAGCGTTTAGTATTGAAGGGAAAAGATACCGGTAACTCTGTCTGGCACCGTGCGGAGATATACAAAAACATAGTGTTGTATGTCGATGAGTTAAGTAATTACGGAGATAAAGATGCCAGTGACTTTGCTTATGCTATTGCAGATGGTGAGCAGAGAAACCGCCAATCAAATGCAGGACAAAACGTAGAGCGGTTACGTGGGGAAGAATGGAATCTATCAGCAGGGACAAACGGAAACGTAAGCCTTATAGAAAAGATGAGTTCGTACCGCGCTATCCCAAAGGGAGAAGCTCAACGTGTGCTCGAAGCTACAGCAAGACAGTTATTGTTTTCGCCTGATGAAGCGGCTACAGCACGGGAACTTAACGAGCGCCTTGAACAGAACTATGGGCACGCCGGAGATATATTTATCCAGCATATCCTACAAAATATGGAATCGGCAGAAAAGCTAGTACGGGACTTCTGGACTCGGATAATGCGCGAGGCTGATCTAGGGCCACAGAATAGGTTCTGGGTGGCGCAAGTAGCTACTACTATTGCGGGGCTGACTATAGCTAAACATCTTGAGCTACATGATTGGGACTTAGACAATTTATTTGACTGGTCTATACGTAAGCTACGTGAAAAGAAACATGAAGTTAAAGACATGGATATAGATATTGGTGACTTGGTTGCTCAGTTCTATAACGATAACGTAAGGGGTATTTTGCGGTTACAAAGTATGGGGGAGATAGAAGACCCGGAAATGAAGAACATACTTACCCCAATTATGTCGGATTCCTTGCCTATGTATAAATGGGTAGGTAGGCATGAATACGATGTGAATAAATTGTATATATTACCTAGACCATTTAAGAATTGGTGCGTCTCTCAAGGTCATCATTACAGTGCAGTACGTGACCTTATATTTGCCCAATTAAACGGGAGCACAAATACTATCCGACTAGGGCGGGGAACTAAGCTGAACTTGCCGCCCCAGCGCGTTATCGAGCTATCTTGGGACAGAGACCCGCAAGGGATCGGGGTTGATGACAAGAATTAAATACACCGATATATCCCCTGACGGGATACGGATTCTAGTAGATTGGGACAAGTTTACGTCAGGGGCTTCTTTCTTTGTGCCGACTACAAAGCCAACCAAGGCCATGCAACATATCGTACAAGCGTCGCGTATACCACGAGCTAAACTAAAATATATAGTACGTATAGAGAAAGAACTTTATGGTATACGGGTGTGGCGATTGTAAACAGTTGGGTAACTTGGTAATATCCTAATGCGGCTCCTTGTCGCTATCATCATTCTCCTTATTAAAGGACATTGCCCCCACTATGTGGGGGCTTTTTTATAAGTCTTCATCGAACTCGGCATTTGATTCCAGTATCTGCTGGATATACTTACGGTCTACTGGTAAACCGCCTGTCCTTTCAGCTACTGCACTGCGTCTCAATCTTTCCCGACGTGACTGAGCTAACCCCTTTGCAGTAATCTGATTTTCTGGATGCTTTGTATTGTAGTCCCTTATAAGTTCCATCCATTCGTTATCTAAGTATTCTTGAATATCCGCCTTTACGTCGGGTAGCACTTTCGGATCGTCTAAGTCGTTGCGTGCTTCGTTCCACCAGTCTTGAAGCAATTGTTTCTTAGCTTCTGCACCTTCTATTTTTCGGTAGTTCAAGTTGAGCTTGTCGATACCTTCACGCATAGTTACTGGATTAAAGCCAAATGCTTTTAACAGAGCGTCCCTAGTAGATATGTCTGTAATTAAGTCTCCACGGCGTGTTCTATACTCTTTATCATGCAGAAGGCCATACCCTTGAATGATATTACTTACTGCCCGCAGTGGGATTTTCCTGATGACTTCATCATATTTACCCGTAACGGGTGGGCCTTTTTGAGCTTCCACTGTGTTATTGATTAGGTCATAAACGTCCCTAATCAAACTTGCTGATGCACCTCCCGCCGCTTCAAACGTATCCCACCCAGTTGCTTCACCACGGAAGTTCCGCCTATCCCGTATTAGTAAGTTAGTGACTCCAGCGCGATCAGTAATATCAGCCCCGGTTAAATAAGCAATAAGACCATAGTACCAAAACTCTCCCAGTGCTTTTCGTACTAGAGTATCTGCATCATCTTCATCGTCGTCTTCACCGAGAAGAATTTGATTAGCCAACGCTACCGCAACTCCATAAAACGGAATACCCTTCACACCAAGGAACGTATATCCTGCTAACGTTTGATACACAAGGAACTTAGTCAACATCTTAGCTTCTTCACGTTGTGCCGCTGTTTTAGCACTATTTCTTAGCAGCGTTCCCACGGATTTTATTGCCCGAAGTTGACCGTACAGAATCATAGCCGGTACACGCTGGAACTGCATAAGTAGCGCTGTTAAGCCACTCTGTGCAAAACGAGGTGCAGTGGTAAGTAGTGGAGAGGTATTAGTCCAAAGCGTTTCTTGTACGGCTATCATTGCGGCCTCATCCCCATGCTTGGCAATATCGGCATCGGTAAGTTGCCCATAACTCTTACCGGTACGTTGCTCTAACTCAGCACGGTAGAAAGCCATAAGGGTGCCCTGACGGATTGCACGTTCACTGTGGTTGAATACAAAGGCAGATGCGTACAGTAGTTTATTAAGGAACTGAGAACTAACTGCGTCTATCTCAGCAGTTTCTTGCGCAATGGTGCGGGTATCAAACCCGTACTGCTTCATTAGTTTTATAAGCGGTTTAAACGGTTTGTAATAATCGTTGTTCATTACCGTTTCATCATTAGTAAGACTAAAACCTCCCAGCTCTCTTTTAATAATGTCTTGACTAGAAAGCGGTTTACCATTTTCATCTACTGCTCTTGTACCTTCTCTGTAAACACGTCCTGCGGTGCCCATGTATTGAATAAGAGAAGTAGTCATTAAACGTGTTGCTCTAACCACGCCATACTTTGATGAAAGTCTAGCCCAAACAATAATAGGCATAATCATGGTGTTGACGGCAACAGAGCTTACGTTAAAGCCGAGATTACCTATAAAGGCCGCTGCCCTCAAAAGTCTAATTGTTGGGTTTAAGTAGGGATTCTTAGCAAACTCAACATAGCTCCTTAACTTACCAAGTCGTTTATTGGTTTGTTCTTGACTACCAGCAAGCGAGATAGCAATTTCTTGCGTTAGCCTATCTTTGCCCCGGCTTTGATCCATAACTTCACGGGCGGCTTTAGATAGGTCAACACGATTTTGTATGTTTGCGTATGCGTTTATGAGTTGAGGCATTTTCTTAGAATAGACATACAACGGGTCGCCTTCAAAACCAGCTAAACCCTTACGTGCTTTTCGGGATTGAATAACAGACTGTTCCGGTAGGGAGCGTAGAATGAGGTCTGTGACAAACTCGTTAATCTCTTGCGCTGATTCAGAGGCAGGGTCAACCCCCGCGTCTTTTAGTGCTTTTTTAACTTGGGTCTGTAGTTTATTCAGTAGCTCTATACTGATCTTACCTGTGTTTATATCTTTTCGTATTGCGGCTTCATCGAGAGCTTCTGCACTTTCTACCCAGTCAGCTTCATTTAGTCTATCCACTGCCGCTTGTTGCTCGGCCTCGCTTTTAAACGCCATATAACCGGCTTGAGTTCGATTAGCCTCGTCCTTGTATACAAAGCTAACCCAAAAATCCCCTTCCCTAAATGCGGGGAAATACGGAGATATACTGCCAGCCTCTAAACGTTGTCTAAACAAAATATCTCGTACAGTATTCTTTAGATTAGCATCTGCATCTATCTTGTCTATGTTGTCGTCTTCTGCTTTCTTTATGGCTTTGTCTATTTTGACATACTCATCCCGCATAGTTACGAATACACCACGTTGTGCGGGAGTTAATTTGTTTTTCAGTTTTGTAGCTTCTTTGTACGCATCTAAACGATTTTTACTTGGTCTTACTACCTGCACTGCTTCGACTATACTTGGCTTACCTTCTTCACTAGCTTTCTTACGGACACGGCGTAGCCTTTCAGCCGCTCTATTAGCTTTTTCTGCTGTGGCAAATAGTTTTTCTCTTATTTGCCTATCTTTTGTTCCGTATCGAACGATATAGCTACTGTAATATTTTTCGCTCTTTGTGGGGTCTAATGCGTCAACTTCATTCATAGTAGATATGGAAACTAATTCAGATAGAATTTCCAATGCTTTTATATCTGCACGGAACGCTTTATACATGTCCGTTTTAAAAGTCTGAAACTTAGTCATTAATTCATTGCGCGTACCATCTATAGCTAAAAGAACTTTTTGTAGGGTAGCGGCGGCAGGTAAAGTATCTTTTGCCATGTCTACTATGGCTTCAAGACCGATACCGTTAATAGTAAAGGCTCTAACCTTAGCGCTTGCGTTTTTTAAACTATTCCACATCCGTTTTAAATCTGCGGGGGGGAGGAACTTATACCCGCCTAACAATGGCTTGAGGGCTTTTTCCATATCCGCATCAGTAAGCTCATTAGCCCGCCATATATCTTGACGTATAGTTGTAGCGTTACGTGCGTTAGGTTGGGTAGCTAACAAGGTATTAACTAATTCGGTAGCTGTCTCTACGGCTTTCTTATTAGTACCAGAGTCTAAACCCAGTAACTTTTTAAACGCTTTAATAACTTTTTCCCATAGCGTTAGATTACCGGTTTTAGACTTAGTAGAAGCTAGATCAGCTTTAAAGGTATCGTTTATAAATATTTCATTTGCAAAATCAGATACCGATTCAAGTCCGTACGCTCCTTGAATAGCCCCGCGTAGGTCGTTAAATATACTTCTAAGTTGTTTAGTAACTGGATGCGAGGGGTTACTTAATGTGTCAAACGTAACCGCATGAAAGGCTTCGTGTAGTAATGCGTGAGAACTTAGTGGTTCATTCAAGTCAAACTGTATAGTATTTGTATTCCCATTAAATGACGCAACAGCAGGACGCCCTTTCCTATCAGTAATCGGGGTATCTACAAATTCTACTTTAACGTTTTTGTTTAGCTTGTTAGCCAGTAACCTTGCAATTCTAGCCAGTTGTTTGTTGCTAGTATCGTTAGCGAATTGATCCAAAGCTAACCTAAAGTTCCCGTCTAGCACATGGTCACTAACGGCCTCCGAAACCATTGGCATAGTAGCCGCTACAGCATCTTTTATAAGCAACTCTTCAAGCGAGTTCCTACCGTCTAAATCAAGTCCAATATCATCAAGGGTTATCGTATTAAAGTCTTCGTCCGTTCCCTCAATAATATCAGCGACGTTGCCGTCTATAGAGTCTTCTGTTTTAGCAGTTTTAACAAGCTCATCTCTTGTCTTCCGTATTTGTTTTATTCGCGTCTCGGTCGCATCTACTGGGACGGTGGTAACTTCACCAGCTTCTGCTTTTTCCTGATTATAGAACCCGCGTAAGTCTTGGAAATCTGAAAGCTGGTAGGCGCGTAATGGCATGTTCGTAGCCATCCTTGATCCAGAACCAGTAGGAGCGCCTTCCCAAACGCTTACGTCTGGGGTTTCATCTTCGACACGTTTTGCGTCAAGTGCTTCGGCTCTAGCTATAAACTCTTGCGCTTCTTCAATATACGCGTCTAGTTTGTTGTTAATTTCTTCCGATAAGTTTTTCCGTACCCAACTAATACCGGCTTTAGCTACGTCATTTAATTTTTTAATCTTAAGAAGGTTTGGGTCTAGCGGAGTAACAGACGCTACCGCCATATCTCGAAGTGCTATGTCTAATGTCTTTGCTACACCTTGAGTACGGGCGCTTCCACGGAGAGCAGGTAAGTCAAACCCAGAAGGTTGTTTTGCTTTTTTTTCTTGGGATGTAGGCTGAAACGTACCGGTGATGAATTGTTTAAACGCCTGTAATGCGCTGTATTGGTTTCTGTCATTTACTTTAGCGTTCTTAGCTTTAAGAATCTTCTGTACGTCAGGGTTAGTTATTTCGCTATCCTGTAGTGCAGTAGCTTTCTTTACCGTCCTAGTAGTAGGAGTGGTAGAGGCAGCAGGTTTGGTTGCCTTCGGCTCGGTGGGGGTGGTAGCTTTTTCCGCCTCTTCCAACGCTTTCTGCTGACGTATGACTTCGCCTAAACCTGACAGCTTTTGCGTTGGCGCTGTGGGTTGTGCCGGTTCAGTCGGTGCTGGTTGTTGGGGTTGTGCCGGTTCAGTCGGTGCTGGTTGTTGGGGTTGTGCCGGTTCAATCGGTGCTGGTTGTTGGGGTTGTGCCAGTTCAGCCGTAGGGGGCGGAGTCGGGGTAGGGGCTGGTTGCGTCCTTCTCTGTTTAAGTTGTGCTTCACGAGCGGCGGCTCTAGCGCCCTCTTCCGGTATAAGACTCTCCAAAGTGGCTGTGCTTTTGGCTCGATCCTTCTTATCTGCAACTGATTTTGTTAGCTGTTCGAGTTCTGATTCGGAGACATTTGTGTCCCTAAACCCCTGCCTTCTTAATTCGGCACTGACAGCGGCTACACTATCCTCTATCGTGGATATACTAAGGTTCTCCATGACCTTATCTAGTATGGGCTGACGTTTAGCTTTTGTTTCAGCCGCACGAGTTGTCTCTATACGCTCTTGTATATTCTGAAGTTCTTCGTCAGGTGTTGTGGTGGGGGGTAGGTTAAGCGCCTCAAACTGCGCGGCAGTTTCGCGTTCGGTTGTAGCCTGTTCTTCGTCAATCCCACGGGTTGCTAATGCTTGAGCGGCTTCCTCGGCTCTGTCAGCTTCCAGCATATCTTGTATCTGGGCTTCTTCTGAAATGTCGAGCATGTCGGGTTGTACTTCAGCCGAAGGTCTTTCTGTAGGAGTCTCAGGAACAGGTAGTCCAGCAAGTTGCTGCCGCCCTAATTCTGGGAACAGTTGTAGTTGCCCGTCGGTTTCGGCATTCACTAAAGCCGCAATTTTTTGTTTTGCTATCTGCTCGGTTCTTTGTTTCCACGTATTGTAAGTGCTAACCGCAGATATGGGGCTTCCACCAAGCGCACCGGCAGCTTCAGCAGCGGCATCGTTAAGGATTTGCTTAAGGTTCTCTCCTGTAACGAGCTTCTCTATTTCGCCAAGCGTTTTTTGTCCAACTAATTGTGTGGCGGATTGGGCACCACCGGTAACAAATTCTTCTAAAACTTCTTTGCCTATTTGTTTACCTAGCTCTGTTTGGAAAGACTGGACTGTATCTTCGCCGAAATCCTTGCCTATACGCTTAAGTATTTGGTTTCGTAACACGGTTTTAGTTGGGCCGCCCGCTAAGTCCAAAAGCCCCACTACTGCACCTACTGCATAAGTAACATCTTTGGATTCGTCCAAATAATCTGAAATGTATTTAGCTTGCTCTTCCGTACTCATACCCTGCAACTTATCGGCTAAGAACGCTGTACGGTTATTAATAGTCTCTTGAAGACCAAGAGGTGCGGATACAGCTAGGGCACCTACAGGGCCAGTAAGATAAGCAGCCCCTACGGTGGGTGCTAGTTGAGGAAGTGCGGCACCTACGTTGTAAGAAAGCCAGTTAAGTGCGTCTACTGGATTGCGTATGTCTGTAAGGTTTTCTACTTTGGCAGGGTACTTTTCTGCCAACTCTTGCCGTTTTTTAGTTAGTTCGGGGTATAGTTCTTCGATCTTATTAAGGCTTTCTTCTATACCTTTGACATTGTTTTGAACGAGCTTGGCCTTTTTATCTGAATCGGCTTCCGCGTATTGGGTTAAAAAGGGTAGTTCTACTTTACCGGGGAACATTGCTGCGGCTTCAGTAGGGGAAGCGCCATTGTCTATAGCCCGCATTGCCTCTAAATAACGTTGATTAGTTCCTATAGAAGAAGACTGAAATTGTAAGTTTAAAGTTTCTGGGATAAGCGCAATGTTTCCTAACCCCATTCCAAACCCGCTCTTACTCTCTCCCACAGTGTCAAGGTTTTGCGCCTTATACAAAGCGGCTTTATTAAGAAGGTTTACAGGACTGACGGATTGATAAAAGTCAGACACCTTACCAAATAGAGAGGTATCTTCCTGTACGTCAGGTGTAGGTTCTTGCGGCAGCGGTTCTTGGGGTAGCGGTTCTTGGGGTTGTGGAGCGTCATCTACAGTCCATATATTAGACGCAAAGTATGCTCTAGCCCCAGTGTCAGGATTAGTTGCAGTACGTTCTATTGGCACCCATTGGTTATTTATAAAAATTAACTTTTCACCAGTAGTAGGGTTAGTTGCGGTTCTAGCCATAATCCTTACCTAGCTACTGTTGTTAGTCTTCTTCAAACCCCGGAGGTAGTTCGCCGCTTCCTGTTGGTGTACCTCCAATAGCACCTCCAATAAGCTCATTTATCGCTTCAAGTTTTATATCTATCTCGGATAATTGCGCGTCTCTTACATCGAGCAATGCTTTCTGAGTATCAGCGTTGGGAACCACACCAGCGTAGGCTGTGTCCCTTGAATAATCGCTATTTACCTTTTGGCGTAGTTCTTCATACTTGGCAAGCAAATTACGCAAGCTATCTATGTTTCTCTGCCCCTGAGTGGCTAGTTCTATTTCGTTTGTAAGCTGGGCATTAAGTGCAGTCATAGCGCGATTCATACCTTCTAAACGCTCTTTCTGTTCAAAGTTGCGCTGGTTGGTAGCTAGTTGGGAAGCCGTTTGCATAGCCTGATTACGACGTGCAGATAGAGTAGTCCACAATTCTTTGCCGGTTTCAAAGCCGTACTTCCTAGCTTCTCTGTCGATTCCTGCGTACTCCAGCGCTTTTTCGTTAGGTACTATAATTGCGTCCCGCCGCCTTTCGCGCATTGTCTGTCGGATTCGCTGTTCATCCGATACCCTACGATTCATAGCACCGTGGAATTTACCTAACCTGCTTAAGAGAGCCTCTTTCCGCATACGTTCTTCTTCTTCGGGGGAGCTAATGTCCCCGTAATAATCTCTCTGAGCCTGTAGTATTTTTTCTGCAAGGTCTATTTCATCCTGTGTCCTACCAACCGCTTTTTCAGCAGCCTCTCGTTCATCTTGGCGTTTTTTATCCATTTCTTCGTCGGTCAACAACCCAGACATAGCCGCTTCTTCCGCAGCCAGTTCAAGCTCAGTCTTCTCGTACGGAGCAGGTTCTCTACCAGCTATCTCCATCATTTGGCTTAGAGCTTGCTCACGAGTTGAAGGGCGTTGTACGTTTAATATGGGTTCTACATCTTCGCCCATCATCTCCCGTAACATAGCATCTTCTTCTTCAGTCAAACCGCCCGCTTGGTAGCCTCTAATCTCACCGCCCATAGCTTTCTTTGGGTATCTTGTGCGCAGTTGCATAGCTCTGAGCCGTACGTCTGGGTCAAAACCATCGAGGATTTCACGAGTTCTGGCAATTACTGTGGCATCCCCACGGTCTAAAGCGTCCATGTAAGCATCGTAAGCGCTTAAAAAGTATTCTACTTCCGGATCTACCATGTCCTTTGTCGGGCCTACAGGACGTTCTATTTCAGAGGTATAGCCCCCATCAGCGTATCCAACGATACCGCCGCCCATCATCATGTTGGGCATATTAGCCCCACCAAGTCCCCCAGTTTGTACGGGGGCTTGGGGCATCGGAGGCGCGGCGATTCCGGAACGCAGGTTAAGACCACCCAGTCTTTGCCGTACTTCAGCCTCTACTTGCGGAGCAATTTGAGGGGGCATGGGTGATTGGTATGACGCTTTTAGTTTGTTTTCGGCGCTGTCCAATATCTTTTTAGCTTCCATTACCGCCGTGGTGTATTCCGTCCTTGGGTCTAAGTTGTAGGGAGCAAGGTTACTTTGGGCCAATCCCATTGCCGCTTGTGCTGTAGGATTGTTCGGTAAAGGGGCGGCTGGCATAGCTCCCGGTGCAGCAGGTGCAGGAGCGGGAGGCGCAGGCATAGGACGTTGCGGCATCCCTTGAGTGGCAGGGGCACCTTGCTGAGTAGGTTGTGGGAGGATGGAAGCTATGCCAACCATAATCTTATACCTTTAAGTTTACGGAAAATAATCTTTAATTAAGTCCCAGAGGTCTTGCGCAGAACCTATACCGTTCATTATGTTTTCAAGACCGCTGGGCTGATAGTAGCTATAACTTTGAGTTTGTAACGGAAGGCCGCCTAACAATGAGTGCATGTACGTAGCCTGTCTATAGGGCCAATCACGTTCTTCTTCAAACTGTGCTCTATCTGCTGCAATACCTTCGCCTTCAATAGCGCGTTGTTCTGCGCCAGCAGTTTGCTGTCTATTAAGCACATCCATACCAAACTGATTAATGTCCTGCTGTGCTTGGCGGCGGCGTTGTTCTTCTGTATTAAACTGGCCCATACCTTGCGTGTAGGCTTTTTCCATCCCTGTGCCGTATATATTGGCAAGGTTTCTTTGCAGCGCACCGGACAACTCGGCTTCGGCTACGGCCTGACGACCACCGCCGTACGCACCAGCTTTGCCGTACCTGCTTTGGAGATTCTGCTGTTCTATCTGTGCCTGACGACGCGCCTCGTTCATCTGCGGGTCAAGCGCCATCTGCATATATGGGTTCATGTAGGCTTGCGCTACACCGGAGTCGGTAAAAGTACCGGGAGTGTATGCACCCATTTGCGCAGTGGGGGCGTTGAGGGCACCTAAGCCTTGGTACGCTCTTTGTTGTAAATCCGATGCTCCTGCGGTAAGCGGGCCTTGATAGGCTGTGTAGGGCGTTGCAGCAGCCGCCCAACCCCTACCCAACATTTCAGTTACATAGGGGCCAGCCCAACTAGACAGCGCCGATTCTTCGGCCCTAGTGTTTGTGGCGTTCGGATCAGTTGCGTTTGGATCGGTTGTTCCGTTTGACATTTGTCACCTCATGCGGGGAATGCTTTATTAAGATCGACGGGTTTTATCTGGCTTTTACGCCCATAGGCTTGTTGCCTAACCCGATCCATCATATTGTAAAACTGTTTAGCACCAGCGTTGGAGTTACCTCCTCCAATAGCACTAACAACGTCCGCAGGGATAATAAACTCA